ATATAAATGATATTCTCTGTACTTGGAAGAGTAACATCCCGCTGCTCTCGTCAGTTGGTCTTTATTAACTCTCTTCCATTTCTTCTTTATTGGGTCAGAAATCTTTTGTATCTTTGGAGTATCTGAGTATTCCATATTCCCTGACAACAAATAGACCCCATTATATGTAGCAAAGACTACTCCTAAATCAGGGATAATCGCTGCACTGTTTGCAGCGGTAGACCCGATACCCTGAAGGATAGGAGAGATTTTAAAACCTGTGCTATAAGTCCCGATAACAACGTCTATAGACCTCTCTCTTAAGACTACAAGGAAGTTAAAATAATTTATTAAACCTCTTATTCCTCCACCTTTTGTGTTCCCAAGTTCCATAAAATCTAATGCGGAGAACTGGTCAGGCTTTAAAGGATTGGAATAATACAGCCTTGTATCTTCTGCTTCTCCTCCGTCAAGGAAAAGACAGGATTGAAATGTAGCACAAAACCGAGCATTTATTGCGGGAAACTCTACTGAAGCGGTAGGTGCTGGCTCTAAAGAACCGAAGGTATTAAATCTTCTGACATCATGATAGACTTCATCAACATTATTTTTAACTTCATCTATCAGATAAAAGGTGGATTCATTGTTACTGGTTCTATATAGTCTCCTTGCTACCGTACCCCTTGGCCCTCTCGGTATCTCTACAGCGATTGCAAAGATATAAGAGAAGGTGGGTGAAGCATCGCCAGCAGTAGTCCATTCTGCTGGTCTGCTCTCATCAGAGAGAGGAGACTCTGAGCCTGTATTGGAGACAAAAGAAACTTTATAAATAAAGTTATTTGTATCCTCTGCGTTCTTTGAACCTAATCCTTGGCCTCTCGTATTATTATTTCTAACAAATAAACTATTCTCTGAACCACCAGTAGGCCGTGGTTTTGATGGGTCAGTCTCAGGTTGTCGAGGACGAGGGGGATGCGGTCTTACTGGAAAGCCGAGATTATACTTCGGGATATTGGTTGCTTGTGTAGCAGGAGGAATAGGCCAGCCAGCATATTTTAATGGTTGTCCATCACCAGTAGTGATAATAAGCCATCTTCCAAACTCCGTATAATACGCCGTAGTAGATGTCGATACGGGTGTAGTGCTTGTGAGAAGAGTGAAAGAACTGGCTTGTGGCCCTTGCCAATCATGACAGACTTTTATACTCCCACCTGTCTCATATACCAGTTGGTCTAAAGCACCGCCTCTTTTATTCCAATAATAAATGCTGTCGATTCTGTTGTCAGAACCCCAAGGGTCAAAGGCAGATTCTTTTACTAAGAACTTCTCATAGCCAATGCGAGAATCCCAACCACCAGTGAAAGGGTCTATCCTCATATTTGTAATAGAGTCGGCAAACTGCTTCTGCTGTGGTTGTCTTTCATCAACACCACCCAAGTTTGTAACATCTATTTTAGTTCCCCTCATTTATTACTTCCTTATGTTGTAGATAAAGTGGTGTAGATAATGGCCTGTCTACCTCTTGTTGGCATCATATCTTTCACATACCGTCTGCTCATTGAGGTTAAGAAATGTGAATCCAATTCATCCAACGCTTGTTCTTTTTTCTTTTGATAATAAACTGCTCTGCTATCATTATCTGTCATGATAGCGAGGTTCTCCAATGCTCCATATCCAATAGCATATGTCGCTGCTGAAGAAGGTATCTGAAGATTATCTTCATCCTCTGCGAGAGAAGGAGGCTTAAAAACATATCTGACATGGAGTTCTATATCTTCACTCTGCCTTGGATATAATCTCATCCTCTTTGTATTGCCGTTATTCTCAGGTGACCGAGGATATAACTGAATAACTTTATTTCTTCCCAACTCTTCCAGCGTTATATCAAAGTCTGTATTGGTTAAAGAAGTGCCAACCTCTGCAGCGATTCTCCAGTTTTTAAAACCATTATCGGGAGCCTTCCAAAGGATAGCCCAATATAATCCTTGTTGTGGAGTACCACCATAAGAAGTGGTGATTCTAATATTCTCTGAATCAGTCAGAGTTATAGATGTTGATTTAGATATACCACTATATCTTTTGCCAACGAGATACCCACTCTCGTCCCAATCATCATCATTAGCCCCTCTATAAATATACTGTACCGCTATCTCTACAGTCCTTATTCCTTGGCCTGAAGTGGTAGAGTTTGCTACAGCATAAACATTAACGGGACTTGGGAGATGGTGGTTGTCGTAGTTCACCCAGTATTGTGGAATACCAGTCTCACCTAAAGGAAGGTTATGCCACTCGTCTTCATATCTACTGAGAGCAATATATTTCCCCACTCTATTTGTTACAATCTCATCTGTTCTGCGAGAAACATTTAAGACCTCAACACAATCGTGTGGTAAATCAACATATCTATTCCTTGTAGTGAAGACATAGCCACCACCTGTTGTCACTTGTGGAGCAGGAAGTTTGTAATAGACCACTGTATCACTCAGCCTATAAGTGATTTCTAAAACAAATGTATTTGTCCCATCATCACAATAAACCTCCTGACCTTCACACCATGCTGGCCACACTTCTCCCGAAGGAGCAGTCAACTGAGTAGAAGATATAGCACCCCCTGTAGCAAAAGCATGGTCTTTATATACCTTAACCTTACATTCCTTTTGAGCGAAGTTATACGCTTTGGCTGTAAAGATATTAAAATATTGAGTGTTTATAATCCTATGAACTTTGTCCTTAAAGTCATCAGACGCAGGAGCGTAGTCCATTGTGGCTTCTATAAACTCTCGTACTTCTCCAAGATTTGCCATAAAAGATTCCTATAAAAATTTAAATAAAACCCCCGCAAGGGAGGTAATAGTGCAGGACAGGATGGGTATCCATTTACACCTGACACTAAAACCTACCTAAGAAGTTTAATAGCCTTGTCGAATAACAAAGACTGTCGCAAGTGTTTCTGAACCTTTCGCCTCAGTACCGATAGCACAAAGTTGTGCTGCCTTTTTATCTACGGAGTGAACAAGTTTTCCACCACTTACACTGGCAATCAGCAAAGAGTTAGCAGCGCAAGAGGAATCAACCTTACATTCGCACAAACCTGAGATACAGATTCGAATTGAATCACCAGCAGCAGAAGCCGCTTCTAAGGCGACTCCCACAAAGATGAACTGAGCAGCAGTGTCACACTTGACAACTTTCAATGCTTTGTCAGAGTCATTAGATTCTGACAAATCAAGAGCCACAGCATCACCAGCAGCAATTGCAGCACCAGCAATAAAGGTTTGAACCTGTCTACGATTGGACGAATTCAAGTCAGCGACATTGTCCGAGTCATTAAGACTTTGTAAAATAGTATTTTTAGCCATGATAGATTATCCTCCTTTCTATAATGCTTGTGTAGTAAAAGTAACGATTCCATGAGAAGCGAGATGTTGAGTAGTCAACTGAGTACGGCAAAGAATGTTTGCAGAACTGGCAGCATAACCACTAATCTTTTGCATATCGCCAAGCGCAAAGAAAGCGTCTGAATCAAAGTATGCGTCAAACATTTTAGAGTTCAACAGATACGCATGAATATAAGCGGTGGGTGAGATTGCTGCACCAGTGTCAGAATCATAAGCCAGAAGACCACTGGCTCCACCTGAAACCATAAAAGGTTCTACATAACAGGCTGCACCATTGAACATAAGAACAAGTTTTCCTACCATATCTTTCTCAGCAGACACGGAAGTGTAACGCTCTTGGGCGGTGAGTTCCTGCTTGTATCTCTTATAGCCAGTGGGAGACATAAGAATAATATCAATCTGTCCATCAGGAGCATAGATTTGAGATTGAATACAAACATCAGCCAAAGCCTCAGAAATACGATTGGAAGAAACATCATAAGTGGTGTTTACCGATACCTGATTCTGCCATGAAGACTGGAAACTGGTCTTATCAATATTGCCTACAGTATTATCCTGTCCACCAAAGGCTTTGGCATCGAACCAGCCATCAGTACCATTGTAATAAAGAGACTCAAGGTTATCGAGAACAGTGGAACTATTAGCGACTACCTGCTTTTCCCACTCACGCCTCATCATACCAAGGACAGACTTAAGCCTTGCACTCAGAATATTTACCAATGCTCTCTCACCTTTATTTGAAAGAGACTCAGTATCAGTAAGAACTACTGGAGCAACAAAGTCTGTCCACTTCCAGTTAGCGGTTCTGAGAGGGTCTTTCACTGCAAGCGAGATTGCTTCGTATCCACTCTTAAGATTGGTGATACTGGAGTGGTCAGTAAGAATAACAGGGGCATCAATATAAGAACCACCTGAGATTTTTTGTACATTGCCATGTCTCTGCACGGCTTCTAAAAGGGGGATGGATTTAAAAGTATTATCTACTTCTTTGTCACGGAGAATTCGCAGTGTACTTGCGAGAATGTCGTGTTGGACTCCCGTAACTGTTACGTTTGAAACGGCCATAATAATTACCTCATTGTTAATATATGACTTCTCTCTATAGTAGAGAGATTTTTTAAATTAAAATATACTTGGGTCTGCGTATCCGTGACGGGCAGTTTTGTTAAACAAAGCGTATCCTTCATAGGGTCTTCGTTGTTATGAGTATAGCGCAAAAATAATAGA